CCCCTGAGCGAGCGGCGTGCCATATATCTGTATACATAGTGAAACGCTCAAAAAATCACTAAAATTTGGCCTGTCTTACACGTAATCTGTCTAAAACAGGGGGGATTTTTCCTAGAAAAACGGCTTGGAGTCCCACCCCACCCCCTATTTTTCTAAAAAAATGCCCTAAATGTGGAAAATTACCAAAAAAACAGCAAAAAATCCTGTCTTACTGTAGACATGTTCTTGTCAAGGGGGTATATTCTCTACAATCCGGGGGAATTTCTACCCCTAGAACAGTCCTAGCACTAGAACAGTACTAGATTGGTACGGTTCTACTAGTGCTTTTCAACTGTTTCCTTCCTATTTTTTTTTATTTATAGATTTAAGTAAGTCTAGACAGGTCTATGCTTGCTTAGGGGGATGTTATGTCTGGATTTAACAGGAGCCTATAGTGGCAGTCACTACAGAACAGGTTAATCAGCTTTATGGCCAGCTACTGGGCCGGTCGGGACAAGATCAGTACCTAGAAGGCTGGGCAGATTCCGGCATGTCGATTGATCAGATCGCCGAAGCGATTGCAGACAGCCCGGAAGGTCAGGCATATCAGGCATCTCAAAACCAGCCCGGAGACTCGCCACCCGACACTGGAGCGGGCACAGAAACCTACACCTACACCGACCCCGGCACCACCACCAATATATCTGGTCAAGCCACAGTAGGCTCCAATAATCCTGTTCAAGGCACTATTGAGGTCTTGTTTGAGCGCGAATTTGGCCGCATGCCCACTTCAGAAGAGACCCAGAGATACCTCAGCCAATACAACCAAACCGGCGACATGAACACGGTGAGTGAGGCGATTATCGGGGACGCCACGCCCACCACCCCCGCAGTAACCACTGGTCAGGTAGATGCTCTATACCAAGAGCTACTTGGCCGACAGGGAGCGGACGAGTATTTGCAGGGCTGGGCTAATTCCGGCATGACGCTGAATGAAATCCGAATGGCCATTGCAGACACCCCAGAGGGTCAAGCATATGCGGCATCGCAGACGGGTGGAAGCGGATCTGAAGCAAACCCAAACCAAGCCATTCTGGACGCAATAAAAGCACAGCAAGAGGCCCAGCAAGCTCAACAGCAGGCGTTACTAGACCAGTTAGCCGCCCAAAGACAGGCCCAAGCAGATCAACTAGCCGCACAACAACAGGCACAAGCAGATATGTTTTCCACATACGGACAGGCCGCAAAAGGCGGTAGAGGCCAACAACCGCAATCAGCATTTGGTGGCGCCGCTCCACAACCGACCGCGGCGCCATCTCCAGCCTCTCCGGCAAATGTTGATACTGGCGGCGGCTACTACAGAAACCCCTACTCAAGCGGCTATGGGATGGGCTATCAAAACCCCTTCGCCTCTCAGATGTATCTACCTCAGAGCGGGCTGATGGGTCCGTCTGGCTTTGGCGGAAAGGGCGGCTATAGGCAACCCATGCCCTATGGCGGCATGAGTCCCGGTAAGGGCGGCTATTATGGCGGCACACCGGGGCCATCCGACCCCGCTGGCGATACCGCGATACCGGTAGTACCGCCCACGGAGGGAGCCACAGCTCCGCCGCCAACACCAGCAGGCGCAACTCCTCCCGCAGGGGGCGCTACACCCCCGCCGATGTACCCGATGTACCCGATGAGACCCATGTACCCCATGTATGGCGGCAAGGGCGGCTACTACCGTTAATGCGGCGTAACTACCGCAAGGAATACGACAACTACCACTCCAAGCCCAAACAGAAGAAGCGTCGCGCACAACGTAATGCGGCACGGGATGTGATGGAGAAGGACGGTAAAGTTAAGAAGGGCGACGGCAAAGACGTGGCCCACAAGAAGCCCCTGTCAAAAGGCGGCTCAAACAAGAAGTCCAACCTCAAGGTGGCTTCTGCATCAAAGAACAGATCATTTAAGCGGACTAAAACAGCCCGGATGGCATAATGTCAGAGATCCTCTCGCCTGATTTAGCCAAGCGGCTAAAGGGCGCATCGCCAGAAGTTAAGCTGAAGGCGGCAGAATTACTGGAGCAGGCCAAGCAGGCCCAAAAGATTGAAGACGCCCGAGAAACATTTATGGGCTTCGTCAAGCACACATGGCCTGCATTTATTGAGGGCCGGCACCATAAAATCATGGCAGAGTCGTTTGAGCGCATCGCCAGAGGCGAATTAAAGCGCTTAATCATCAATATGCCGCCTCGACACACTAAGTCGGAGTTTGCGTCGTTTCTTCTGCCGGCATGGTTTTTGGGCCAGTTTCCTGAGAAAAAGATCATTCAAACGGCTCATACTGCTGAATTATCAGTCGGTTTTGGCCGAAAAGTGCGTAACTTGGTGGACTCGGACGACTTCAAGAAAGCGTTCCCCACCCTCCAGTTAAGGGCCGATTCAAAGGCCGCGGGACGCTGGAGCACCAACAAGAACGGTGAATACTTCGCTATCGGTGTTGGCGGTGCGGTGACGGGTAAAGGTGCAGACCTCCTGATCATCGACGACCCCCACTCGGAGCAAGAAGGCCAGTCGGCAGACCCTACCGTCTTTGACAGAACCTATGACTGGTACACATCAGGACCGCGACAGCGTCTCCAACCGGGGGGTGCTATCGTGATCGTGATGACCCGCTGGCACATGCGGGATTTGACCGGAAAGATTATTAAGTCCTCCGCCCAGCGGGCAGGCTCTGATGAGTGGGAGGTGATTGAATTTCCAGCAATCATGCCGTCAGGTAAACCCTTGTGGCCTGAGTTCTGGAGCCAAACAGAGCTAGAGGCTCTGCGTAGCGAACTGCCCTCTTCCAAGTGGAATGCGCAGTATCAGCAAAATCCAACCGCCGAAGAAGGCGCACTGATCAAACGCGAGTGGTGGAAAAGGTGGGAGCACGACTATCCGCCCCAGTGTGATTTCGTGATTCAGTCATGGGACACGGCGTTCCTTAAAACTCAACGAGCCGACTATTCGGCTTGCACAACGTGGGGCGTGTTTTATCACCCCGACGACGACGGCGTTACACAGCCGAATATCATCCTGTTGGATGCATATAAAGAACGGTTGGAGTTCCCAGAGCTGAAAAAAACAGCCTTTGAGATGTGGAACGAGATGCAACCCGACGCCTTCATAGTAGAAGGAAAAGCGGCTGGAATGCCGCTCATATTTGAGCTTCGTGCGATGGGTATTCCGGTGTCGGAGTACACACCATCGCGTGGAAACGACAAGATAGCTCGCGTCAACGCTGTAGCTGACTTGTTTGCCTCTGGCGTGGTATGGGCGCCAGAAACCCGATTCGCCGAAGAAGTTATTGAGGAATTCGCCGCGTTCCCCGCTGGGGAGCACGACGACCTTGTTGACTCCTCGACGCAGGCTCTTCTCCGTTACCGGCAGGGCGGCTTTGTCGCCCTACGGACGGACGAAGAGGACGAATTCGATCCCTATGCAAGGGTCGCCAACTACTACTGAGGGGCTTATGGCTTTTCTGCAAAGCAATATCCCGCACTTCAAGTGCTGGGTAAGGCGTGAGTATACGCACAATCATAGCACTAAGTACCACGGAGAGTTCTTGCATGCGATGGCAATCGCTGTGACAACCATGCCGTGTAGGTGCTTGAGCTTTCAGATAATTTTTACTGGCGCCGAGACCTACGACACCGACGAGCCGAATGTTCACGGTGGCGCAATGTGGGCCAGAATGCCGATTACCGCGCTGGTCGGAGACACCCCCTTTGAGGAGTGGCCAGAGCCAATGCCGGTCTACGCGGCACAGCCTTGGGACTGTTCGTCCAGAGAGCACAGTGTTTATGTGCTGGACAGGGCGACCCCATGCCCTTGGATAGCCAAGATAGACGGTAATTTCTACCCCGCGAAATATATGTTCACGGTGGACTACACCGACAACGAGATCGCAGATGACCCTGCCCAGCACAAGCAGAGCCATGTGATGGAGTTGTTAGATGCAGGCCCGTGGACCGGAAACATAGTGGCCTTGCCCAATAACCGCGTCAGGGTGACACACCCAGCGTGGTTCTCCACAGGCGAGGGCGCACCAGATTTTAGGCCGTCTCAGCACATCCACTACTCCAAGTCGGATTTGGACTACACGCTGGACGTAAACAGAGTATTTGACAACTTATATGCAGGTGATCGCGATGATGCGTAAGCAGTCCAAGATGTATGCCGGCGGCGGCAAGGTAAAAAGCAAGGGCTACAAAAGAGGTGGAAAGCTGGAGATGGTGGAAAAGGACGGCAAGATGGTTCCTTTTTATGCCGCTGACGGCGCGGGCAAGATGATGGCAGGTGGCATGGTCCCCAAGACCAAAGGCTACTTCAAAGGCGGCAAGGTGATGAGCAAGATGAACACCAAGGGCGGCAAGCGAGGCGGAAGACCCTAGGTGGCTATTGACCGGCTTGCACAGCCCTTTGACGCACCAGAGGGCGAAGAACTAGAGATCGTGATTGAAAACCCCGAATCAGTAGGGGTATTTGACGAAGAGGGCGGCATGGTCATTGACTTTGACCCCAACGCCTCTGAGCTGATGGGAGTCCGTCACGACTCCAATCTGGCTGAGTTCATGAGCGAAGGCGATCTCGACACTCTGGCAAGCGAGCTGGTGGCTCAATTTGAGTCAGATCGTAACAGTCGAGCGGATTGGGAAGACTCCTATATCCGTGGTCTTGACTTGTTAGGATTGAAATTTGAGGACCGATCAACCCCGTGGGAGGGCGCTTGCGGTGTATTTCACCCGATGCTGTCCGAGGCGGTTATCCGGTTCCAAGCCCAGACAATACAGGAGATTTATCCTGCCAGCGGACCGGTCAAAACATCTATCGTCGGCAAACTTACCGATGAAAAGACCAAGCAGGCGCACAGGGTTGAAAATTACCTCAACTACCTGATTACCCAGCGCATGACTGAATATCGGACGGAAACGGAAAAACTTTTGTTTTCTCTGCCGATTGCCGGATCTGCGTTCCGCAAGGTGTATTTTGACCCGAACATGGATCGCCCTTGCGCGATGTTTGTTCCAGCAGAAGATTTTGTTGTGAGTTATGGCGCGTCAGACCTTTCGACGTGTGAGCGTGCCACTCACGTTATGAAGAAGACTTCCAACGAAATCAGGAAGTTACAGGTTGCTGGGTTCTATAGCGATATCGACCTGCCGCCGCCTGCACCAGACATTTCAGAGATACAGCAGAAATACAACCGGCTGACAGGTGACTCAGAGAACTACGAGTTTGACAACCGGCACACCTTGCTGGAAATGCACGTTGATATTGACTTGCTCGGGTTTGAGGACACAGACCGCGGCGCCCCTACGGGGATTGCGTTGCCGTATGTCGTTACTATTGACAAGTCATCTAGAACCATACTGGCTGTTCGACGCAACTGGTACGAGGACGACCCCAAAAAGCTGAAGCGGGATCACTACGTCCACTACCAGTATCTGCCCGGACTCGGCTTCTATGGCTTTGGTTTAGTACATATGATCGGCGGGCTGTCTAAGTCGGCGACTTCGTTGCTGAGACAGCTTGTAGACGCCGGAACGCTTGCCAACCTACCGGGGGGATTGAAATCTCGGGGACTCCGAATCAAGGGCGATGACACTCCCATCATGCCCGGAGAGTTCCGAGATGTAGACGTTCCGGGTGGTGCAATCCGTGACAACATCACGTTCCTACCCTACAAAGAGCCTAGCAACGTCCTATACCAGTTGCTCGGGGATATCGTGCAGGAGGGTCGTCGATTCGCATCAGCGGCGGATGTAAAAGCCTCAGACATAAATGGGGAAGCACCGGTTGGCACCACGCTTGCTGTACTTGAGCGAGAGATGAAGGTGATGAGCGCGGTCCAAGCCCGTGTCCACGCCGCTGTCTCTAATGAGCTAAAAATCCTGTCAGAGATCGTCAAGGACTACGGGCCGGGGGTGTATCCGTATGACCTTGAAGACGGTCAAGTTATGGTCGAGGACTTTGATGATCGGGTGGATATTATTCCGGTCAGCGACCCTAACGCGGGCACGATGGCCCAGCGCATTATGCAGTATCAGGCGGCACTACAGCTCGCCGCGTCAGCGCCCCAGATGTACGACATGCCGCTTCTGCACCGGCAGATGCTGGATGTTTTGGGCATCCAAGACGCAGACAAGATTGTTCCGACAGAGAACGACATCAAGCCGACAGATCCTGTCACCGAGAATATGAACATTTTGAACGGCGACCCCGTCAAGGCGTTTATTTATCAAGACCATGAGGCGCACATTCAAGTGCATATGGCGGCGGCAGAAAACCCGGAGATGCAAAAGCTGATCAAGAAGGCGCCAAATGCCAAGGCTATGCAGGCGGCAATGTCCGCTCACATCGCAGAGCACGTTGCATTTGCCTATCGCGCCAAGATCGAACAGCAACTGGGCGTGGAGCTTCCCGGCCCAGATGAAAAACTTCCGGAGGACATTGAACTCCGCATATCAAGACTGGTTGCCCCAGCGGCAGATCAGGTTACCGGCAAGGCCCAGATGATGGCCCAAGCCGAGCAAAACGCCAAGCAAATGCAAGACCCGATTGTTCAGATGCAACAGAAAGAGTTGGCCATCAAGGAACAGCAGGCTGTGGCTAAGGCGCAATCCGAGATGGCCAAGATACAGGTCGATCTTGAGAAGTCCCGCAACAAATCAATGGTTGACCTCCAGAAAATGGAGCAACAAGAGCGCATAGAAAGCGCACGACTCGCCTCAAAGATGGCTACCCAGCAAGGCAAGGATGAGTCGCAAAAGGAAATCGAAGGCTTCAAGGCCGGTTTCAATGCAATCAGGGACTTAGTTGATGACTAAAAAAGCAAGCAACAACATGTTGCAAGCGCTCCAAACTGAGTATCGCGATCACATGAACGAGATCACCGACCATATAGCGGTTGGCGGATGCAAGGACATGGAAGAGTACTCCCGCTGTGTAGGGATTATTCAAGGATTAGCCTACGCAGAACGCGCACTTCTTGATCTTAACGACAGGATAGAGCGCGACTAATTCGCTACACGGTGTAGTGCATGGTGACGCCAGACGCCTAACTCTGGTGCAGGAAAGGAATTATGACTGAAGAGCAAAAGACTGCTAGTCAACTACCTGAGCCTAAAGGTTACAAACTGCTTATAGCCCTTCCGGAGCCAGATGAAAAAACGGAAGGCGGCATACTCAAATCAAAGCAAACAATGGACATAGAGGAAATCGGGTCTATTTGTGGCTTTGTGCTGAAGATGGGTCCAGATGCCTATAACGATGAAAGTCGTTTTCCGCACGGCCCTTATTGCAATGAAGGCGAGTGGATATTGATGCGCTCCTACAGTGGGACGCGGTTCAAGATTCACGGTAAAGAGTTTCGCCTGATTAACGACGACAGCGTCGAAGCAGTTGTAGAAGACCCGAGGGGGATTGAAAAGGTATGAGTGAAGAGCAACTGGAACAGCAGGAGCATTCTGCTGAAGAAAAGTTTTTTGGTGTCAAGACGGTTATCGGAAAGAAGCCGGATGACGAAAGTCTAGTTCCTGACGTAGATGTGGAGGTGGTAGATGACCGACCCGCAGAAGACCGCCGCCCTCCTGCCAAGGAGACAAAGGAGGCCAAGTCAAGCTCAAACGAAGACGAAGAGCTGGAGGGTTACTCCGAAAAGGTCAAAAAGCGAATTAATAAGCTCCGCTATCAACAGCATGAAGAGCGCCGTCAACG